CGTCTGATTAGACTCCTAGGATAGGACTCCTAGTCTAGATATTCGAGTTACCAATACATCGGTTCACAACACTCTCCCCTTAGGGGTGTTGCCTGAACGGTCGGAGCTCGAACCATACCCCCTCATACGGGGCCGAGAGACTGTTTCCTGGTTTGGAAGTAGTCACACTTTAAGAGTTTTCTCGGGCTCTTATCCGCCATGAGGTTATAGGCCCATGGTCCCGGATCATCGGAGGGATTAGTCCCTTTGACCCGTGAAGCTTGTTTACAGAGGCTTCATCCACTCTGGTTGATTGCACTTGTTAGACGCGGACCAACACAAGGCGTCCGAAAGCTTCACTTCCGACAGAACAGAGTCCCCCGAGCCTTTTGGTACTGCTCGTAGAGACCAGGATTCTCTCTCTTTAATCTTGCTTCAAACTCCTCCCTAGTTTTGCGCAACGCAAACCCTTCGGGAAAGACCAGGTTCTGGCCTCCAAGGAAGTCGAGCAAGTCGACTGTCTGCTCAACCACGATCATATGCACGCGCGTACCACGCAATGCCGCCGTAGCGTTCGTTCCAGCGACCACGAAGGCTGCAGGAGTGATGCCAGTTAGATCCGAGGAACCCAGACCCCAAGTCGCGGACGCATCGTCTCCATTGCGACTGTTGGCAAACTCATTCTGCGCCCCAGCGGAACCGCCGGCAACGAAAGAAGTGATATCCAACTCTTTTGACTCATAGGATGCCAAGGAAATAGCACCAGCCATGGCCAAAACGTTGGCAAGGGTGGCCCCCGCGGATGCGAAGCCACCAGCAAGGACAGTGTCCCCCGAGGCACCAGCTCCCCTCACAGGGCCAACGTACACCATCATGGCGTTGGCTGTGCTTGGGTTAAGGGAGATTAAACGGAGTTTCAACTTCCGGATTCTCCGACGAGCATAGTGCTTGACGATATCGTCGACGTACGTCTGACCAATGTAATCGTCTGACCCCAAGATCGGGATCATCAAGGCTCCACCCGGGCCTTCTGCAAGCAATGCGGCAGACCCAGCGGGTTGGAAATAGACTGTGTCCGCGATACCCAGAACAGCTCCATCGCCCACAAACGTATAGCCG